TTCAAGATAGAGTGGTAAAACCAGAGCCAGGAAAATTAATTATCTTTGAAAATACAAAAAATCTTCATTATGTGGATAAAGTAGAGGATTCAGAGAGATATGCTCTCTCCTTTTGGTATTATTCCGTTGAATAAATAAACTTAGACAGAATCTGTAATTAGAGAAAAATAGGATGCCTCTTTCAAGACTGGAGAATTTTCTAAAGAATATACAAGGTAACGTCATCTACGTTGATCCCAATGAATTGGATGCGACT